TGGCAATACCGAACTTCGTCTCACCGCCACGATCTGTAGGATCGTTCGTGTAACCAACAGCCTTGCGCTGTGCTGCAGTCTCGATGAGACCCTCACGGACCCCCGGCACATCAAGTTTCCAAAAACCGCCGACCTCGTACATCATTCCACGGTCAACTGAGGTCAAAAAGCTCTGGGTGTAATCTGCCACGATAGGTCTCCTTCTTTCGAGGACCTATTTACAGACGGCCGTCTGATCAGACTGCAAGCCGCTTGATCATGGCGTCGTTTAGTGTGGCGTTACCCAGGCATTGGTTCTTGCCAAAACCGCTGCTTCGTATGCTGCCTGGGCTGCTTGCAGGGCGACCAGGGCTGATGTTGCATCTTCACGCAGTGCAACAGCATCGGTATAAGCCATTTCGGCGTCAAGCACTGCAAGCGCCGTTACTTCGAGGTCATCCATGTAGGTCTCCTTGTTGAAGATCTATTTACGTGAGAATATCACCAACTGCTAGTCCACCCAGCCAGCGGTGCAGATCAAAGGGCCCCATGACAATCCCATAGAAGACTGACTTGCCATGCGACAGTTCAGGCCCAGTTGGGTGCACCATTGCCGAACCCTTTGGGATCATTGGGTGATACACACTGGCCTTCGGAAAGAAATCTACCACAGTCAGACGGGTGGTGACCAACTTGCCATCATCGGGAGAAAACAGCATGATGTCATGCTCGAAGGTGGCTACCTGCGGGATTGGAATGCAGTCGATGGTGTAGGTCTCTCGATCAACTGCAAGCACATGCCAAGAGGTAGGCACGTCGATCTCAAGGTTCTGCACCCGGACCCGCATGGTCGGCCCAATGGTCTCTTCCAGATACTCCAGCGCCTCAAGCTTGAAGTCAAGCATGTGGCCGCTGAATGACCAGAAGTGAGAGACCCCCATCGGAGCCGTCAGGCTGTCGATGATGTACGGCCGTGAAACTTCAGAGAGGATCTGCATGTGTGCTCAGGAGCCTGTGTGATCGTGATCGTCATCGTCGTGGCAGACCTCGACGTGGTTGATGAAGTCGTCGAACTGATCGACCTTGTGGCGAATGGCGCCAACGAAGCCTTTGACCATCTTCTCTTCGAAGTGGAAGATGTCGTGCACTACGTGCTCAGCTGCCTCTACAGCCACGTTAAAGCGAGTGACTTCGAGCACCTTGCAGCCAGCCTCTTCGAGACGCTTTGCAGCTTCATCGAGATGTAGCGCATGTTCTGCTTCACGCCCGGCGTTGCCGAGGTTTTCCAAGATCTTGGAATGGGAAAAGTTGAACTTCATGAGATGTCCTTTACCAGAAAATGATTGATGTGTTGTTGCCAATACTGTTCAGTAGATAGCGCGCAAGATGGAAACAACTCCTGCAACTCCCGATAAGAGGTGCGCGGGAAGTTACCATGCACAAAGCGACCGCCGGTAGTGGTCCATGTGTCTATTATACCATCACGGACGTCCGTGATGGAGAAGATTTCGCCGGGCTCAGGTTCAATGATGAGATCCAGGGTGTCAAACACCGCGCTGAACTCGTCCCGACTGAGCGTGTCGTAGGTCAAGATCTGGTGATCGCTGTTTCGGTACATCACCTCAAGCAGCTCCGGCTCATTGAAAGGCGGCATCACCTGCGCCCGCATCATCATGCGGAGGTGATCACCTGCTTCGCAGGCTCCCTGCAGCTGGACAGCCTGATCGATGGGGGATAGGATGCCGATGCTGAGTAGCTGCGTGCGCACGTGCTGCAGGTCGCCGATGCCGAGCTTGCGGGTGATCTTCATAGCTTTGCCTTGATTGTCTTGAGGATTGGGTACTTAGCCTCAGTATACCACTTGCGCCTCTCTCTGAAGTGCTTCTTGGCCCACTTGAGGCTGGAGTGCACATCGATGCAGTGCACGCTGTCCTTGTCCCGACCCTTGCGAAGTGAGCGGCCGATAGACTGGATTGAGCGGATGAAGCCCTTGCCAGCATCGATCATCATGAAGTTGAAGATGCGATCGATTGAGATGCCCTGAGCTGCGATACCGAAGGTGGCAATGACGATCAGGCCATCAACCTTCTCGAACATGTGGTACCACTCGGCCCGCACCTCATTCTCGGTAGCACCTTCCAGGAAGACGCTGTCCTTGATGAGCTTCTGCAATGCCTTGCCCTGCTTGATTGAGTTGACCAGGACCAGTGTGTTGCCGTACTGATCGGCTCGTGCGATCACCAGATCGGCGATGAAGTCCAATCGATCGGCATTCTTGTTGATGAAGGACCGCTCCGCACCGTAGTCGGCAAACTCCTCCTCAACGTTCTCCTGGATCTCGACTGGCTCAATCTCAAGCCTGGCTAGGTAGCCCTGCTCGATCAACCAGTGGGCTGGGATCTCAACAAGGATCTCGCCGATGGCACCGCGCAGGGTCATCTGGTCGATCTTTGGTTTGGGGAAGGTGCCCGTACAGCCGAACCGAAAGGCAATGTTCTTGCCGTGGTTGTTGATCAGGTCACCTACTACCTTTGCCGATGCACCATGTGCCTCATCAACGATAATGCAGTGGAAGTCTTCGACAATGGCTGGGTTGTTCTGCAGTGCCTGCCACGTAGCGATGACCACCGTGTGGCTCAGATCCTTCTTCGATCCGCTGTAGGTGCCAACGTCGATGTTGCACATCGAGAAGGTGCCGTAGGTCTGGTCGACCAGGTCGGATGATGGCACGATGACGAGGGTACGTAGCTCGTTGGCTGCCATCACGTCTGCCATCGCTGCGCAGATGAGTGTCTTGCCAGCGCCAGTGCCAGCGATGATGAAGCCTGAGGTTGCCTCGAGCGCCTTGTTGACAGCATTGACCTGGTAGGGGCGAAGCCTCACTCCTAGCTTGTGGTCAGGCTTGCGCAAAAACCACTCCTCGTCCATGCGGGTCTCAATGATCCCGACAGGCCGACGAAGGTCTCGTATCTCGATCTCGTAGCCCCATGCATCGAGGTAGGGTGTCACCTCATCCAGCAGCCGGAAGTAGATCTTGCCATCCTTAGAATAGAATGGAATTTTTCCGTCCCAGCGCCCCAGGCGCACTAAAGGCATAAAATGCGCTCCCTCCACTAGCAACGAGAATTTATCAAACAGCACGGCATGATCTTGCGGATCGAGACCGGAGATTTGGCAGTAGACCTCATCTCGAACGGTGATGTAGCACTTCTTCATCCAGCCCCCATGCAACGCTCAGCTGTCCAATCATGTGCTCGCTCAAGCCACCGGGGACCTTCCCATGGGAAGGACAGCAACGGGTGGATGATGGCGTTGTGCACGAACTTCCAGAAGTAGAAAGATAGTGGCTTCATTTGCTGCTGAAGCGAAAGTGGCGTTCCAGATTGTGGCGGCGGATGTAGGAGATTGGCTGCATGTTGGCAGACACACCATGCGTGATGGCGCTATCACATGCTGAGAAGAGGACCTGCAGGCGCAGGCTGTCGAGCGCGGTCATGCCGCTGTCAGGCTCGAGGAGTGCTTGAGTGATGTAGTTGCCCTCTTCTTGCTGGAAGGTTGCAGTCACCTTGCCATCATCAAGAAACTCCCACACTAGTCGCTGTATGAGCTGTGCAGATGAAAACTTGATGGCTGTGCCACTTGCAAATGTTGGGCTTACCGCGCCAATGTTGTAGGTGTAGCCAGTCGTAGGGATTGGGGATGGCGCAGCACCAGCGGCCTGTGGACTGAAGCCGTAGTTTTGCCCTGAGGTAGAGTTGGCATTTGGGTAGCCGCCATGGATAGATTTTGGTCGGTTAGGATCAGAGGATGACATCTTGTAGCTCCGCTACTCGTAGTTTAGTAACATTTCCCAACATCCAGCCCATCTGTTTGAAGCCTTCTACGATGGCGTCGAGCTTCTGGTGTGCCAAACTGGCCTCGATGATGAGCTGCTTGTGTTCTATCATGTCAGGACTACCTGCGATGAGCACCGCGGTTTCACGGGCACCATAGGCTCGTTGACCCTTTAGATAGTTGTTCGTGAGCCGTGCCTCGATCTTCTCAAGATGATTTTCCAGCCACTTCACCAGGTGCTTTGCCTCTTGTGCCAGCTGCATGTAGTAGGCTTGGTGCTGCGGCAGCTCTCGGGCGATCTCCTCCAGGCGACGACCATTCAGCAGAAACAGCGGCTCAGCCTTGGCTGTCTCAGCTTCAAGTCGCTCAAGTATGGGTATGAGCTGCTCGCCGAAGCGGGCGTCGTCTAACTGGAGGAGGAAGCTCATTCGATGCCGCGGTTAGAGATGATGAACTCTTCAGCGTTGTAGCTGTAGTCAAGTACCTGATCAGCCATGATGGTCACAGTTTGAATGTCTGCAACTATCCTCGGCACATCTGATATTGTACAATCAAAAGGCCGCTGTGCTGTGTTTGGTATCAGGTCCACGTGTTGCCCCGCCCTCGGAACAATGGTGACCTGAACCCTGAACGAACTGCCCGGCTCCAAGAGTTGGAGGATCTTAGACCGGGCACATAGAGTAATCCGCATGATGAGTAGGAAGAGCCTATCGAAGGCTCAACCTATTTACTCGGCAGCTGCGTCGTCAGCCTTCTTCGGGATCAGCGACAGCTCGTCGATGGCGCCGCGGATGGCCTTGATCAGCTTGCCCTGTGACACGAAGACTTCTTGGGTAGCACCCGTGGAAGTCTGTGTCAGAAGAACGAAGCCGCCTTTGGCGAACTGGATGGTGATTTGGTCAGTCATGTTGTTTCCTTCTTGGCCTTACGGCCCTTGGTTGGTGTTTCGTCTTGGTCGACGATCGCATCGATGTCTTCCTCAGACTGTGGTTCTGCGGCTGCGCCGCGTGCCAGCATCGGCGCGCAGGCCGGGTGCTTCAGCAGCTTGAGAGCAGTGGCTTCGTCGAAGTCCTTCTCCTTGAAGACGATACGCTCACCATCGACTTCGGCCACGTAACTGAGCTTCTCGCCCGGCTGCGTACCCTTGGCGGTGACGCCCATGTCAACAAGCAACTCCAGCAGACCCGATGTAGAGGCCATGCCCGCGTTGTACGGAACCTCGAGCTCGACCTTGGTGCCCAGCTTCGCGAAGCGGGACTTGTAGGTCTCGAAGCGCATGCGAACACCGACGACTTCGCCTTCATCCTTGAGCTTCAGCTTCGTGACAATGCCGATGATCGAGGACGAAAACTTCGTCGAGTTGGTGATGGCCCACGCGCCGTCGCCCATCATGATGTCCTGCGGGTAGACGTGGTCTGTGACCAGCATCGTGATTGGCAGGCGGCCAAGGTGACCCACTGCCAGTCGCAGCATCGCCTTGCGGCGCTTCGCCAGGATACCCTGATCTGACTTGATAATCCCGTCTTTCTCATAGTTGACCATTTCAGTTTCTGAACTGAGCATTGCCAAGCTATCAAGCACGATCAACGTCTTTGGCGCATCAAACTTGTCTTTCCCGTACGTTTTGATGTAATTGCTAAAAAACTCAGCAAGTACGTGGTTAACGTCTTCGATTGTGGTGACTGACAGATAGGTCAGCGTATCCTCAGAAACTGAACATCCGATCTTCGACAGGTATTCAACGTCAATGGCATGTTCACTGTCAAGGAACAGCACGTGATATCCGGCCTTTTGCGCTTGAAGCGCAATGTTTGACACTATAAAACTTTTGCCAGATCCACTTGGCCCCGCAAATAACGTCAGCTTACTCAGAGGAACCCCGTGTGTGAAGCTGCCGGAAAGAGCTCGGTTTAAGGCGAAGTTGCCCGTACTTAGCCACTCAGTTGTTGTCTTGATGCCAACACCAACAGTGTCAAGCTTTTCAACATCTTTCTTAAACTTTGCCAAAAATGATAATGTCATCTTACTTCTCCTAAAATTATGTCTTTGTAAATCTGTCTGTTCAGCCTCTTGATTGCTGCAACGTGGCTCTTAGAGACACCAAACTTCTCACTTACTTCTCGATGTAAACCTGGCTCTGCATATACTGCACGAATAATGTTGTCACTAAACTTTCTGGCAGATTGGGATCGTTTAGCTCTTACCTCAGGTTTGTTATTGGTGATGCGAAGGGTTGCGACTATCTGTTCTCTTATTTCAGACTTAGCCATTGCCCGCTTTGCATTATTAGAACACTTCAGCCGAACTAACGGATCTGCCATGCCAGTCTTTGTTGCTTCAGCATGTTTGATCTTCGTGGCTTCATCAGCCATCGCCTTTCTAACTGATTGCCCTATCTTTCCTCTTATCTGAACATCCTGCATTATCTCAGATGCTAACCTGCTTCTTGCTGTGCGATATTCGGTAGATGCTCTTGCAGCCCGACTGTTCGTCTTCATTCTCTGCTTAGTCTCTGGGTCCGCTAAAGCTATCTTGACAGCAGATCCTATCCTCTTCTTTGTCTCAGGCTGAGCCATAGACGAACGGATCTTTTGTTTGGTTGCCTCAGTGACCCTATGACCAGAAGTGCCATCACCACCCGCAGTCAGATTGTAGAGAGGTCCTGTTCCCAGATCCTCTCTACCATACAACGCTATTAGTCTTTTCTCTTCAGTCTTTGCCGCCTCTTCGTTCTCACAGTTGACAACGATCGGTGTGAGCCACTCATTCGTCGACTGTTTGACCTGCTGAAGCTTCCTACCAAGGTGAGATGTTGCTTTTCTGTGTGCCTTCCATCTACTACCCATGCCCTTGCCGACATACCGAGGCACATCGTCAATGACGTAGGTGTAGACGTAAAAGGTCATTTGCCGAGGACGTTATCGATCATGACCTTGGCAGAAGCGAGGGCGTTTTCAGCGGCCTCTTCTGCGGTATCAGCGTTGCCAAAGGCCTCGAGCTTGCCGTTGATAAATGCATTAGCAACAAAGCACCCTACCGACAGCTTGAGCTCTACCTCGACCCCGATTAGCTGGCCCTTGTAGCTTTCATTGATGCGCATGGCTTCCCCTTACTCGGCGTTGGCAGCAGCGGCCTTGGCAGCAGCGCGTTGGCGCAGTTGCTCGACCACCGACAGCTTGGCACCACCAGTAGGTGCAGGAGCGACTTCACCGGCAGCAGCAGCAGCAGCAGCAGCAGCAGCAGCAGCAGCAGCCTTCGGAGCCGGTGCCGGAGCAGCAGCGCGAGGGGCAGGCGTCGGAGCAGGCGTCTCGTCATCGTCACCAGCAGGCATCGACGCGCCGGTCTGATCAGCGATGAGCA